CTCCTATGTTCTCTGCCTACGGGGTAATCCCTGCCTATAAGCATCATTGTTTTCTCTGGATTCGCCAAAATCTTTTAGTCTACTAACTTCTTCCATAAATCTTTTTTCATATAATTGTATAACATCTGGTTCACCCTTCATAAATATATACGCTTCTGAAAGCGATCCGTAAAGTAATGCGTTTAATGCGTTTTTACTTAACCAGGATGTAGTAGTATCACTTGATATAGATGATATGGCAGAACTATGCGAAGTATTAGAACCTGTTATTGTCTCTCCGTTTGTAAACCCAGTTGTTGGTACAATAATTGTTAGTTTGTTGTCACTATCGTTTTTACTTTCAATGGTAGCTGTTACACCACTAGAGGAACCTGTTATTGTTTCTCCCACTGAAAAACTTGATGCCGAAGCAACAGTTAATTGAACAGTACTGTCAGCTAAACTTGTGGGTCTATAATAATAATGTAGTTCAACGGGATAATTACTGTTAGGTGTAGGGGATAATATAAAATTGTTTACGTCAAATCGTGCATAGTACTTAGGAACATCCGTTACAGATGGATTAGGATGATATTCTTGAAGAAAATTTACATCTTTTTCAAGCAAAAATGTTAGATTGCTTGAGACTGTAATAGATAAACTAAAAGGTGAGAAAAAGTCTGTTGGAACAGATAAGAATCTGTCTGAAGAAGTTGTAGCACTTGTAACATTCTTACGAAAAACCTCAAAATCAATCATTTTAAAAAGACGGTTTTCTGTTGATCTTATAAAGTTTCTTAAATTATTAACAAAAGTTGTTTCATCATTTTCCGTATAATCTTGGATAGATGTTCGTAATGTTGTTAATGTGTAACTCATCTAATTCTCCAAAGTAACTGGTCCAGCAGAGGCTATACTACCACCACCTTTTGTAGAACCTGTAACAGCCGTTCCGGATACAGAAACAGTGTAATTGTTTTCATCTACCACGCTCGCTATAGAATATCCAGAAGAATTTTCCATAATAGCGGACGTTATTCCATCAAAAGGGGCTACGCTTCTAAAACGAACTGAGCTAGAAACAGCGCGACCGTGAGCATGTTCTTGAACTGTTATTGTAGTTGTTGCCTGACCCGCTGTACCGGTTGTAAAAGGATTAAGTCTTAATAAAACTAAAACGGCAGGTTCTGTTCTAGATGGTCTAGCATCTCTTAAAGATTGTGCATCAGCTTTTTTTGGTCTTGGGTTTAATTGTGGGTGTTTTGACTCATATTCAGATTTAGCTACAACAGAACCATTCCACTCTTTTACTTTTTGTTTATACGAAAACTTTAAGCCGCTTCTATCGGAAATAAAATAAGCATTTTTTCCTGAAGAGAAACTCATTATCCCACCTTATAATAATCCATACTTGGAGTAATATTAAAAGAAGATCTATCTCTGTCTTCAGCCATAGCTCTGTCAAATTCCTCTTCGTACACGTTTTTTAAAAGTTGTATTCTTTCGGGTGCTCTTTTTAGTGAAATGTAATAGGCTAAACCTGCTGTTAAACAAGGATAAAATCGAAAAGGTATCTCTAAGGTGTTTTGAGCTGCGTCCGCATCATTCATTCTAGTTAAAGCATCGTAACGTATAACATCTGTGCTGTTTTCAGGAGCTGGCCAAATTTTAAGATTAGGAGTTATCTGCCGATCAAGAAAAAATTGAGTAGGTCTACCCGTAGTTGTTTTAGTAGGTATAGATGAGTAAACGTCCCGGCTAATACGAGCCATATTAAAATCTGTGCTACCTCTTCTAACTACAACAGATAGTATATCAATGACATCAGTTCCCAAAGAGTATTCGGTGTCGTCTGCTGTTACCGTTTGTGTTCTTTGTTCAATTGTCCATTGATTTAAACCGCGGTTAGCCCACTCAGCCAACATTAAATTTAAAGACCTTCTAGCACTTTTAAGGTCATAGCCTGTTCTTACCTCTAAACCACATCGTTCAAAGGCTTCTTCTATATACTCGTCGACCGCAGGTTCAAAATTAGTTGATGCTGATAAAGCCATTTATTCCTCGCTGTACAAGTTATCAAAAATTTTATTTACGTCTAGTGTATAGTCTAAATCAGATTTGGAGTAATGTATATACTGCGAAGGTAAAAAATCTGGTGCCCCTTGTCCTGTTTCAAACCATGCTGGATGTGTAACACGAACTCGATTATTTGGCAATGCTACAAGATTACCTGTCCACTCACCCGCGTCCAATAAATACATTACATGACTTTGTTTGTGTTGGGCAGGATCATCCGCTATCTCACTGTCGGTATAATCAACTGTAAATAAATATTTTGCAGGGTACATCTCTCCACCTATTTTAGCTAACCAAGGGCAAGGAGTAGCTCTGTCCATGGTATAAACAGCATGCGTGTGAGAAGCACAATCCCAAGGTTGAGCATCATGGGTTGCCATAGGTGTTGGCCATTCTTCAACGGTTATATCTGCCATTAAAGCTGTTATAGGCATTCTTGCCCACATAGCTCCACCATGAACATTTGGGTTTTTTGTTCCATCTGTTTCACAACCTGTAAAAACAAGTTGAAAACTTAAACAACGATTAGGAATAGTAGTAACCGCTATAGCCATGGCGTGTAAAAACTCTCCATGATACTTTTGATGATTACAGGTATATTCCCTTCTAACCCAACATTTAAAATGAGGGATATTACTTTGAAGGTACGGCATTATTTTTTGCTTTTAACGGCTCCGCCTTTTTTCATCATTTTCTTTCGCATAGCGCCCCCACCCATCATTTTTTTAGGTGTTACCTTACCGCCTTTAGCGTAACCTTTTTTTCTCATAGCACCACCGGCCATCATTTTTTTAGGTTTAACGGGTCCACCTTTAGCATATCCTTTTTTCTTTTTAACAGGTCCACCTTTTTTCATAAAACCCATTTTATTACGAACCGCTGTAGGTAGTTTTTTTAAACCTTTACTTTTTGCAGGTACTTTCTTCATTGCCATTTTATTCTCCTATTTAAACCAATTTATTGTTAAATTTGCAAGGACTCCAATACCCCCTGCTACGCCCATCATAACCCAAAAAGCACCTCGCCAACGACTAGCTGTTTCTGTTAATTGACCCATGTCAGAACGCATTTCTTTCATATCTTCTTGAAGGGCTTCAACACGTTCTTCCAAACGTGCCAAAGCAACCTCAAGTTTATATTCAGTTTTTTGAGCCATTCTCAAAATTCTTTTCTAAGATATAAAATTACAGTGTATGTGTCACCACTTGAATGAGCTACTGTTGTAAAATTTATATCACCTGTTTTACCAGATCCCGCGTTGTTTATTAAACCACCAAAAGATGTATAATCGTGATGTCCTGATTGGTTTTCTCCAAGTTGAATAGCTAAAACATCTGTTGAGGCATCAAATAAAATACTTACCTTCATGCCCGTACATTGCCACCATATTTTTTGTATGGTGGCACCTGTACATGTCACGCCATTTGCACTTTCAGCTAAACCGCTAACATCTACTTTTGTGACAGCACTTTCACCCGTTCCGTCACTTATGTTGGTTAGTTTTAAAACAGCATATTTAGGACCATCGACAATTGTCTGCGTTGTAACCGCATCAGCCATGTTTACCTCCTAATCTATGCTTCGTAGCCAAATAATTCTATTAACAATTTACCTGCGGTATAATCAGCGTCTGTTGTATCGCCAAGAGTTAAATATAAAAACTCATCTGCCGCAGGAACAGCTGCAAATATACCAACTTTACCTAATGTTGAATCTCCGTTGTTAAGTAACAAAGTTTCAGTCAAACTAGATATAGCTCCATCTTCAACGCCTGTTCCCTCTGTTGCAGAGTGTACGTTGATGTCAGGATCACCGCCAGCAGGTGCTTCAAAACAAGTCATACGACCTGCTAAAATTGTGCCGTTTCCTGCGGCTGTGATTTGTCCAATATGACATACATTTGATGTACCGTTAACACCGATGATGTCTCCTGATGCAGTTGATCTTAAACCAGTTAAATCAATAAGAATGCTTGTTTTAATAATACCACCTTCCCTAATTACAGAACTTCTATAAATAGTGCCGGTTCCGCCTGTTATGCCGGTTCCTGCTTCTGTAGAAAGTGTATTAGCGTTAAACGCAGCAACTCCGGTAGAGCTAATGCTTGAGAGCGTTGTAAAAGCACCAGTTGTTGAGCTTTTACTTACGGAAGTAAAGCCGCCCTCTGAACGAACTGGTCCTGAAAAAGTTGTGTTAGCCATGTTATTTCTCCTTGTCGTGGCAAATGTCTACATTATTGTAGTCAAGGTTTTCTAAACTATATAATAAAAAAGGGCGACTAGCAAGCCGCCCTTTTACACTTGTTAAAAAATTTATTTAAGCACCAGCTGTGCCAAACACAGAACGCCAGTCAGATACGCCAAAAGAATATCTTTCTCTTGCCTTAAATCTCATGTTTCCTGTATCGAAGTCGCCTTCCATAGCTGTCTTAATTGGGCTTCTGTTAAATAATTTAAAGCCGTTAGGTGCATCAGTTTTAATAAAATACGCATCAGTGTCAGTTAAGAAATGATTGATAACAGCGCCTTGTGGGAGCATACCCATGCTCTTTACTGCGTTAAGATCATTATCTGCTGTACCAACACGCAAATTAGTTGCCATCAATCTTTCAGCAATAAACTGAAGTTCTTTTGGAATAATCAGTTTTGTGCCTCTGATTGCAACTTTTAAACCACGCTCGTCAGTGATACCCGAAATATCAATTAGCATCTGCTCAAGAGAAGTTTCGTTAAGATCCGCAGGAGTACTTAACTGATTTCTTTGATTTCCGCTTAAAGATGGGTGCGCTGATGAACATAAAGCAGCTCCATCTCCAACTGGAAATGCTGTGCTAAATGCGTTGTTTAAAATAGACGCAGCCTTAATTTGCTTAGTTTGTGCCATTGATCTTGCCAAAGCTTTAGTATAGCGAGACGCTAACCTATCATACAAATTATCTTCAATAGCTTCTTCTGTAATAGAGAAAGCTAATGCGATAGTTTCCATTGTATAACGAGCTGTATATGTCTCCTGTGCAGAGTCGAAAGTTATTGCTGAACCTTCTTCTTTCACAGGTGCTGTAGTAAAACCAGCCAACATCACTTCTTCTTCAAATGCTCTATCGGAAGTTTCTTCATCAAAAACTTCTGAATGCTCATTCTCATAACGGTCATATTCCATTCCGAAGAGTGCATTTAAACCAGGTTCTAGCTCTTTTGCTAGTTGTGCTCTAGATATTGCCATTTATGCTCTCCTATATACCAGTTGTTGCGTAAGTACCAACTGCAATGGTAGTACCGCTGTTAAAGTGACCGTTAAGCCTAACAATGTATTGATGTCCAACAGCAGAATAATCTGCATTTGCAGGGTCGTCTACAAGACCTACAATTCTAACATCAAGTGTATTTGTTGTATTCGCTGAACTAATATCTAACATATCGGAAGATTTACCGGTATTTGTACTACCACCGTTTACGGCTGCCATATCACAATTAGTAAAAATGTCAGCTAAAGCAGTAGCTCTGTCAGTATTAGTTCCATCTGCAACAACTTTAAACAATTGCATAGGATTATCGTAAACATAAGCTTTGACAGGATGATTTGTGTCAACGCTAACGCTGTTTGATCCGGGCCAGTAATTCAGCCAAGTTGGTTTTTTTGTTGTTGAGTCCACATAGTTTACACCACCTAATACACCTAGAGGAGCAATCGCTTGATCTGATATTATGATTGTTCCTGAAGAGGCTGGAACTACGATCCCGCCGTTGTATATAGCTGTTGTGTAATTACTTGCAATCTCATACTGAGTTGTGCCGTTATTATATATAGCACTACCCACTAAACCAATTGGTTGAAGACCATAGCCACCAGTTAAAGTGTTTGCCATTTTTTATTGTCTCCTTTTTAAATAGCAGGTGATCATTTCTTAGGACCACCAAAAGTTACTCTTGATTGACGATCAGGTTTGCTAATCGTCATGGTTGAATGAGAATTTTCTCGCATCATATCAGAATCTACTGCATCCATTTGATCTTGAGTTTTTTCCTTAAAATACTCATTTCTCTCTTGGATCGTTTCTTCTGGTATTCTTGCAAGGACTAGACCTCCTTGTCCAAAAACACCTGCATATTTACCTGAGTCTACAACCGGAGCTTCAAAATCCGGGTATTGATCTTTACGAACTAATTCATAACCTTCACGCAATCTAGAAGAAATATTCTTCGTGTCGTCAAAGCCTCGAACTTCTGCTCGTATCCATCTATGCCGATAACCATCGGGCGCAGGCGGTGCTTCTAGTATTGACGGCGGTGCCCAAGGCTTACGCCGCGTTTGCTTGTCTCTAGTCTTATTAGCGCGAGGAGTGCGATCTACGCCGTTCACATCTATTTCTGTAATTGTTTCTGACATTTATTTACTCCTTAACGTATTTTGCATATTCTTCAAGTGGTACCCCCAACTTGTTTGCTATTGCAACCTGATTGGCGTTTAACTTGACTCTTCTTTTGCGCCCTGTTCCTTTAGCGGTTCTTGTAACGGAAGCTACATTTTGGGCGGGTCTTCGGCTTCCATCTCCGTTATTGCCAAGCTTATGAGGAAACTCTGTCTTCAATCGCTCGTCTAATTCACTATAGTACTCATCTGTCTTCGGGTCAAACCCTTCTTCTTCAATTAATTTTTTATGTATACCAAAAGCAGCATAAGTCATGGCCTCGTCTTGACCAAACCAATTATTTTTCTGAGCCCAGCCTTCAGCTTTTGGGTCAGGTTTTTGTTGTGGCGGTTGTTGATACTGAGGTGCTGGCTGTTGTGGTTGCACTGCAGGCGCTTCCTGCACTGTCTCTTCTGAAGGTTGTTGCGCTTTTGCAAGCCTAACACGTTCTTTAGCTACCGATAATTCAGATAACTTCTTTTGAGCTTCAATAGTAGCGTCTGTGTCTCCTGACTGCATTGCCTGTCTTAAAGACGCTTCAGCAGAAGCTAACTCACTATCTACTCTTTGGGAATACTCTGTAACATATCCTTGGTCTAGCGTTTTTAAACGCCCTTTAAGGCTATCTGCTTCCTGCTTTACCTTTTTAGCATAATCGATAGCAGCTTGTTCACGCCTTTCTGCTTCACGCATTTTTTTAGTAAGGCGATCAATACGTTTCTTCGATTCGGATACCGCTTGCTCTTGTTCATTATCTTGCTCAACCTCGACATTAGAGGAAGTTTCCTGTTTGTCGCCTTTTTCGTCAACTTCAATCTCTACGCTTTCTTGTCTTGGTTCTACTTCTAAATCTAATTCAGCTTGTTGTTCTGCCATTTTATCCTCAATGTAATATATCTTCAGGGTTTGCTATTGTTGCCAATATCTCGTCATCATTTAAAATTTTTACTTCGCCACCATCTATTCTAAAACGTGATCCAGCATAACGTGCAAATATTACCCAGTCTTTTTCCTGACACCACGGTCCGGTTTCAAATTTTGTTTTATCTTTATAGGCAAGAGGGCCCATCTTTAAAACATATCCTACTTGAGTAGATATTTGGTTTTCTTCCACAACCTTGTCGGGAAGTATTATGCCACCTTCTGTTTTACCCTTACCCTTGTATGGCAATACTAATAATCGCCACCCTGTCGGTGTAGGCATTCTCTCTAATAAAGGTTTTGCTATAAGTTTTGGATCTAAAACTAGATCATTTGAGTTTACATATGCGGGTTTTATATCTACCGCTGAAGATTTATTCATCCATTTGCTCCTGTTTATTTAGCAGGCTCTTGAGTTCCTGTTCAATATATTCTAAGGCACTTAGGTTTCCCATAAGTTCCTTGTAGTGTTCCATATTCTTTACACCATCCGAAGATAAGATGTCAAGCACCTGAGAACGCTTACTTGCAATTATTTTTTTAACATGTTCTAGAAAGTGATAAGTTTCGCTCATTATTTATTTTTATAACCTTTTGATTTTTTGTTTTTTACTATTGACCCAAGCGTTTTAGCCTGTGCTGCATGTAACTTAGATGCTTTTTTTAAACCTTTGATTACTTTTTTTATTTTTCTAACAGCCATTAC